CCCAATAAGGTAGACTATGAGTTTGGACCTAATTGGGGAAATATAAAATGAGGAACTATGGCTTATTTAAATGCAAATATACCAGTAACTTATTCTCAAATAAGAAGGGAGTATCTATATGATCTTAAAACTCATCATGGCGAAGTTGAAGATTGCGTTATCTTCGGGATTACTGCGATCACTGGCCGTCCGATTTTGTTCCACGCAATTATGGAAAATGGTGCAGTCTTCTACCGCTTACCAATCTCTGCTTTTATACAAAGAGGCTTTGAGCCGAAAGAAGTTCCTCAACGTAGGTTGGACGAGTTGGAGCTATGGAATTGTTTTAGTTATTATCCTGCTGTTACTTCTTGGGACATCTTAGACGGACAAGCTGGTAAATACATAGG